CCGCCGGGGCGGCTACAGGTTTCGATGAGTTGCCGCGTCAGCGTGGGCGGTTTCTTTGTCGGAAATGTATAGGCTTTCGTTAGGTGGCTTTCTTGGCTCGCCGTGATCACGTCGCGGAAATTATACAATTCGCCGCGGAAAGGTCGGCGGCGCTGCTCGTGTGCGGTGAGCTCTTCTTCGCGAAAATCGCGGAGTAGTTTCTCAAAAGCCTCCCGTTTCCCGGCATATTCCCCGCGTTTTTGTTCTTTCTGTTCAGGTGGATATAGCTCGACAAGCTGCGCACAACGGTGCACCGGGGGAAATTGCCATTGCGACCGCATCTTCCAATGGTCCACCGCCCGGGAGCTGATACCTAACGCTTTGCCGACCACCGCCGAACCGCCCAAAGCTGCTATTTCTTTGTATAGCCAACGGCGCAACGGGTCGAATGGTTCATAAAAGTGCACGGCGTTCGGGGATGTGAACGACTCCACCGGCGCGTCGCGGCTTTCGTAGTGCAGAAAACGCTCGGACGAAGAACGAAAAGTGCGCAGACTTTCGGGGTCCTGCTTGATGTGTACGCCGTCCCGCTTGTACCAAACGCAGTTAGCCAACAGGCGAAAATACTTGTCCAAGATGGTCTGGGAATAAGCTAGGCGTTTCGAGTCGCCCCACCAGATGAGGTTGCCGGTCGGAGCGAGCAGACGGGCGCATTCCACCGCCCAACGTTCGACGTCTGCCAAGTAAGCGGAAAAATTCGGCCACACGAAATCGAAATCTCCTTTTACTCCGAAATATGGCGGGTCGGCGATGATCAGATCAGCGCAGCGATCTGGCAAATTGTTTGCCAAGAAATTGCCGAGGCGCACGGTGTTGAGCTTTTCGATGTTCCTTTCTGTCATAACTTAGCCGCCTTCTTTGTCGCTTTGAGCACTTTTTCTGTGAGATCTTCCAACGGACTACCTTCATCGGCGGAGTTCAGGTCGGCGGCTGTCAATCCGAGCGCTTTCATGTGGCGTGTCACCGCCACCAGGGCGTCGCGTTGCACTTTGAAGACGGGGTGCGAAACCAACTTCTCGCCTTGTTGTGTTTTTTCGCTTACGGTTGTAGAAGTGAGATTCGAAATTTCGGAGTTTGCGAGGTCGAGCGTGTGGCGAGCAGAGGCCAAAGAATAAATTTCCATCTCCAGCGCAGCCGCGTCGGTGCCTTTCGATTTTACAGCACGTTGCACGGCGGCGGCGTGTTCTTCCACAGTCTTCCCGTTGTTGCGCATATAGCGCCCGTACTTTTTTGCAATGGCGTTCAGCTCTGCCAGCTTAGAAGCGTCGATTAAAACCTGCGCTTCGGGCGTTGATTTCTTCATTTGCTTTCGTGTTGGGTTGTCTTTCATGTGACGTTTTCAATCGTTTTGTTAAAATCCACCCGTTTCATTTTTTGCCAGACGCACGGAGAAGAGTGTGTGGGTGGTTTAACGACCATGCCGGCTCCTAAAAAAATCCCCCCCCGGGGGTGTCCGCGGTTCCTTGTTTGCATTGTTAAACACATAAAGCGATTAGCATTTCAGACGCGTGCCGTCGTCTTCACCGGTGAAGAGTCTGTCTATTGCCTTACGTTCTGCCTCAGCTCTACGCTGCGCACCCTTTTGCCCGCCACGTCCTCGTTCCACGTGCACCGCCACGTGGCAATCGTGGCATAGCGGTTGGAGATTGGAATAGTCGAACATTAGCCGGCGACGGGCGGCGGGGGTCGGTGCATCTTCGACCGGCGAAATATGGTGCACTTCTGTCGCCGGCGTCTCCCGCCCCTGCTGCATACAGCGGGCGCACAATGGGCGTTCTGTTAGGAGAATGGCGCGAAGTTTCACCCAGCGGGTCGAGTTGATCAATGCGCGATAGTCTGCGCGGTGATTTGTGTACATGGTTTCAATGTGAAGAGTGGAACACTAAGGTGTAGACATTGGCACACGGTCGGCGCGAAAGAGCAAGAGACAGAACGGGCGTTCGTCTTTTCATAGCGCTACCATTTTACGTATCGGTCAAATATAACGCTTTGCTCGCGCGAAGTCTTACGCAAATAGATTCGCGTGGTCTCCACGCTCGCGTGCCCTAACAAGTCGGAGAGAAGGACGACGTCAGAATGAGCCCGCAAGAAGCGCTTGGCGAAGTAATGACGAAATGCGTGGGGATATACAATACTGGTCGGGATGCCGGCTCGCTCGGCGCGAAACTTGAGCATCGCAGATATTCCGCGCGACGTTATAGCCCGTCCTCTATAATTCAGGAACACCGCCCCCGATTGGCGTCCCCCTGATTTCGCCCACCCTAGGATTTCTTTGCTTAGCTGGCGCGGGAAATAAATGCGTCTGTATCTGTCCCCCTTTCCATACATGTCCACAAAGCCGCGCTCCAAGTCTTCCAGACGAAAACGGACGAACTCGCTAATGCGTGCGCCGGTGCAGGCGAGTAAGCGAACAACGTAATAATATCGATAATCGCCGATGGTCAAAAGATATTCCAAAAAGCGGTTGTACTCTGCATCGCTCGGAACATTCTCTACAAACGAAGCACGGGGGAGGCGTACGCCCTTGATGGATAAGCGTGAGTGCTTGCTTATCTTTAGCCAACGGTTGAGTGCCGAGGTGTACTGGTTCACAGTCTTCGGGGCGTAGCGTTCTATCAGGTAAGAACGGAAATCCCTCAGTCGGTCGGCTGTGGGGCTCCCATACATGTGTTTGAACTTTGAGACTACACGGACGAAAGAAGTAATCGTCCGATCAGCCAAGCACTCTTCTTTCAGTTTACGCCGAAAGTAATCCAAGGACTCGTAATCTGTTTTGCTCATATTTTGCGCGTGGTTTGTTTACGTGTTTCATTGTGAAGAGTGGGAACGCTAAGCATGCGCACCGACAAACTCCAAGAAAACGTCGGATCTTATGTAGCGGCTGACGGTGTTACGATCGACCTTGCAGATCTTGGCAATCTCTTTCAAGGGCGTGCCTAGTTCTAAGAGTTGGGCAATCAAACCACGCACCGGGTATAACTTATGCTTTTCGGGCGAGGTGTGGCTGCCACGTGGGCGGCCGAGAATAACGCCCTCGGCTCGTTTTCGTTTTAGCGCCTCTTTCGTGCGTTGGCTGATAAGATTTCGCTCGATCTCGGCCGAGAGACCGAAAGCAAAGGCGAGCACCTTGCTTTGTATATCATCGCCCAGGCGATAGTTGTCCTTGATTGTCCAAACACGACAGCCGACACGCATACAGATATTCAAAATCTCCATAATCATAAAGAGATTACGCCCCAAACGCGAGAGCTCGCTGCAAATGATGAGATCGTCCTTCTTCACATGTTTGAGAAGTTTGCCGAGTTCGCGCTTATCATAGGCTTTCACGCCGCTGATCGTTTCTTCTATCCAACCGTCGACCTTGAAATTTTGTCGAGCGACGAACGTATTTATCTCGAATCGTTGGTTCTCAACTGTCTGCTTGTCGCTGCTCACACGGATATAACCGTAAATCATAGATCTGCCCGCTTTGTGGTGAGTTCTTGGCGAAAGAGCCCGACCAATAGTTGGTAGAAGGCTTTGCGCTCAGACAACGGCGAACGCTTCCAGGCGTGGAGAGTTTCTATCATATCCCGTATATTACGGGCGGCGCGTTGGAGTTCTACACGGGCGGAACGCTTTGCGCTCTTCAGCCTCATCTCTTCGTCGCTACGTTCGGCGTCTTTCTCCCGTTTGTTGGCACGAGTTAGGCTGTATCCTGTTAGACCCATTTCCACGCCCTCCCCTCTTTTTTATCGTCGGTGTTCCGTTCCTTCTCGTCCTTTCGAATGCACTCAAAGGGGAAACACGTAGAATCAAGCCAGTAGAGTCGGTTGCTTTCGGGAATGGTTGGCCAAAGCTCCGAAAGAATGACGGTGTGAAGTATCTCCTCTGCGAGGGCGCGGGCCCGCGTTGAGATAGACATTAATTTCGCATTAAATGCTTTCTCCTCCTCCGTCCTTTCTGTATCCTTTTCCTTGTTTGCCATGTAACTATGATGTAACCAAGAAGCTCCCCGCGAACCCGAACTTGCCGCATTCGCGGGGCTCTTCTGTGTGATTTCTATGTAACTGCGTCGTAACTGGGGGGGCGCAACTCTCGGCATTCGGAGACATTCCCCACTTCTTAAGGATTCTCGGCATCGTGGAGAGCAGTGCCCTCCTCGGCGACGTGGCGCTTTAGCATCTCGATGTTTTCTTTCGTCCCAATTTCGGCATGTACAATATCTTCGCCGTCTATTCCCACGATAAGCAGCGCCGTACGGTCTTCGCTGAAAAAGCGGAAGTAGTTAGGATCTTTCTCAAACGCTTCTTGCTCCGAAGCCCAAATGCGATTGATCCAGTCAACGAAATTGCGGATTTCAAATTTCAGCTGCCTGCGTCGTATGGGGATCCGAGAGAACTTCACACGTCCGTTCACAGAGGGGCGCAGGACTTTTGCAACCGCTCCTTCGGGGAGGGGGGGGGGACAATGATCGAATTCCGGGATGTCGCTTCTTTTCATTTACTACGTTGTAACTACTATGTGATATACTATTTTGCTACCACGGTCTTGGATGACTATTCTTACAACCTTTTTTTCTAATGGTTTTTCGAGTCCTCTAAGATCGGAACTATCGAATTGGGGAACTCCCC